TCCACTGAGAGTACGCATTCAGTTTTTGGTCGCCTTCCATGCCTCGGTACTGATGAAGCTCTTTCGGGATTTGCCGCTCACCAGCGTAGTGTAGCAGTCCAGTTTCGTGAATGACGGGAACTTGATTCTCCCCCTTTCGGCGAAACATTAGCAGATAATCAGCGTTTGCGATTGACGTTTTCGTGGAGTCCTCGCACAACGTCTTGTGGTGCAGAGACTTCATCATAGTCCGGTTGCGGACCATCAACGGTTCTTTCCAAATGACACGACGACCACCATAAACCCAGCCCCGGTTTTCATGCTCTGTGATAATCCGACCAGGAAGATCAAACATAGCATCACAACCACTGTTGCTGAGAGGGATGTCCATACAATGAACCGCTGAAATCCTTCCCGGCTTGGTCAGTCTCGCCACCTCAGAAATACAGTATCCGTAATGATCGAAGAACTCGTCATGGTCGATTGAGTTCGAGATATCACGAGGATCGCTACTGTACTGATAAAGCCCCGCGAATGGTGGACTGTAAACTGAGAAGTCAATTGACGAGTCGGGAAGGGACTCCATGACCTCGACACAATCGCCGTTGTAAATCGCATAGTCCTCTGTAATTACTTGTTCGCTCACAGCCATGATGGGATGCTTTCTTTATTGGTGTAATTATTAGTTAAATCGATAGACTGAGAATCATTCATCTCGCGGATCATCATTTCAAACATCAAATCAGCACGCCTTGCCTTTTCGGTCATGTTCTTGAGTGTTCTCTCTTCTCCCTCTGTTGAGATCACATCTAATCGAACCGGTCTCTCTTGACCGAATCTCCAGCAACGCCGAACGCTCTGATAGTATTGCTCGTAGGAGTGTGACGGGAATGTGACAACGTGATTGCAGTGCTGCCAGTTGAGTCCCCATGCTCCGATCTTCGGTTTGATAATCAGGTTTGAAATCTGACCGGATTGGAACGCTTCGTAAATTTCAATCTTCTTTTCGTCCGGCGTCCTGCCAGATATCTGAACTGAATCAAGAACAACTTCCTCAAGGTGATCGCCTTCCGGGTTGTAGTGACACCAAATCACTGACGGGTCGCTATGATCAACAAGTGACGCAACTTTTTCACATCGCTCGTCAAGAGTCCTCATCCTCTCTTCTCTCTCCTCCCGAAGACCGAAGGCTGGCTTGGCAAACAAGCAACCGGCTGGAGCTTTCTCAGATTCGACCAAATGATAATTCTCGATAAGTTCTGGGAGAATATAACCCTCATCGCTGAACCCCAGATCAGAAGGCTTACGGCAAGCCTTTGCCCAGGATGTCACCCAACGCCAGAACTGACCAATCGCGTGATGTTTCAATCGGTATTGACCAATTGACTGACTGACCCGGTATGACAGCTTCTTATAATAGTTCGGATTGCGGGCAACTTCGTCATCAGCTTCGGCCTGTAATCGTCTCTCTTTTTTCTGCCCCTTATCGTCCAGCATTCTGAAAAAACGTCTCAGCATCTCAGTATGCGTGATGCCTCCCAACGCTTCGGATGATGTCCCTAATTCGATGTAATCATTCGGAGCCGCTGTCGCTGTGCAAAGCAGCCGATAAGGAATCTTGAGCATGAACCGACTGATCTGCTTTTGCGTCTTTCCCGAATATGATTTCAGGATAGACGATTCATCACAGACAACGCCTGAGAAATCAGCCGGGTCGAAATGGTGAAGCATCTCATAGTTAGTGATGACGATACCACCTGAGTGCTTTCCATCTCGACTGACATGCGTTTCAATCCCAAACTTATCAGCCTCCCTCCCCGTCTGCTGAGAGACGGCAAGAGGCGTAAGGAGGAGTACTGGCTTGTTTGTTTTCTGGACGACATTCTGTGCCCAAACCAATTGCATCGGCGTTTTTCCCATGCCGCAATCCGCGAAGATCGCAGAACGGCCCATCTGGACTGACCACTCAACGAGAGTCTTCTGGAAGTCAAACAGGAAGTCAGGCATCCAAACCGGATCAAACCCGCCCGCGTTCGCAAGCTGAGTTTTTGACTCAATAAAACTTTGATAATCATTCATGACAAATCCCCCACAAGTTCCCCATGCTTGCCAGCAGCATCACCGAGCGAATCGCGTATCTCTTCCACTTGCGGGTCATCCTTCATTTTGTGATGACCGTAGTAGCGGTCCAGGAACCGCATCGCCTGACCAATGTAGGTGTGGAACTCCTTCGGATCCGGCCCTGTCAAATCTCGCTTCGGCTCCTTCGCGGGAGGTTCGTACACACCGCTCAGAGCGTTCTTGCGTTGACTCACAGCCTCCTTAACATGTTTGGTGGTAGGCTTTTCCTTGCCTTCGGACTTGGCAGCGTTGGTCGCTTGCTCGTAGGCTTCTGGTTGTTCTTCGTCAGGCAGTTGCTTCAATTCCCGCGTCTGGCGTTCAGGGATTTGTCTACCATGGTTGACATTCTGAATGACCTCAACATGCCCGATCTGCTGGTATGCCCATTGCCGAGTCTTCTCAAACTCCAGTGCAACATACTTTTCAAACGTGTCATACTCATGGCGATACAGCTTGTTATCACGAACGTATTTCAAGTCTTCAGCAACAGAAGTGATACCCTGTTTAATTGACTCCGTGCGAGTCTTGTATTCTCTTTGCTCTTTTGGTGTTAATACGATTTCTGTGGTACTCATTTTGTCTCCGTTCTGTTAACAATTCTGATTCCCTTGACGTTCTTGCCCATCATCTTGCAGTCAACGACTGTCAGTTCGATTTTCTTTTCCTTCCAGTCGTTGACGTTGACCCCGAACATGTCCACCATCGTTCTTCGGTTTGTGGAGTTCAGAACGAGCTGCTTATCCTTACCGGTGAATTTCATGGCGTAAACATCCTCTTTACGCCCACCGTCAAACTCTGCCCCCTTGTGGAGAAAGCAGCCATCGACAGTGACGGTCACAGGAAAGACGCCCATAATGTCCTCAGACGCCAACCAAGGCGTAGGCTTCTTCATCTCGGCTGAACGGCCCTCAAATTCCTTACTCTGCATATTCTTCCACTCCTTCCAGAGACACTTCTGTGCCGTATCGATACTGCCACCACGTTTCGTTCTGTAATTCAACGTGAGTCGGTGGGACAAACGATTCCAATCTCATCATGTTCTGATAGCATTTTTCGAGAACAGGCCATGTGTCTTCTAGCATCCAATCAGGAGCTACCACCCACCTTGCACGGAACGGTGATTTAGATTCGACAAACAGCCAGCGATATTCCCTCACCTCTAGTCCGGCTTGTCGGGCAACATTGACGTATCCACATGCTGATTCCGCATAACCGTACTTGTCGATATGACCCAGAAATCGCCCACCATCTGGCCATTGACCGATTGATTTCAGGTCGATAATCGTTTCATCGCGGTAGGCGTCGAGTTTGGCTTTCAATCCCATTCCGCTGTACTCACCAGACACGGCAACTTCTGTGAGCCATGAGTTGTCAAGGTTGGGGGTACTGCCGTACTCTTGCATGAACATGGCAATCGCTTTGGTAATGAAGGACGTAAGGCGTTCATACTCAGCCTTATTCACCAGGCGAATACCTTCTTCCGCTGCCTTTGCCTTGGCCGCTTTGCCTTCCTTGGTCCGCCCATCGTGTTCCTGTAACCCAAAGTCACTTTCGCCCAGCAGAACCGCATTGTGAACCGAAGTCCCGAATAGTAATGCAGGAGACTCTGACCAATCTGGAGTTACCTCTCCATAACGCTCATTCCACAGTAGCTCCATCCCGTCGTCGTCTTTGGCTTTCTTAATGTCGGTCATGCGTTCTAGATCAATCCAGACTTGACCTGAGTTGTATTCCTCGTCACTGCATCTATTAACTAACATCTCGTCCCGCTTTCTATGCTTTTGAGTATTGACCGTTCTCGCAGTAAATCGCCCCTTCACAATCCATCGGGTGCTGCAACGGAAGTCCATATCTGTAACGAGCCGCGATAATCACAACCTTGCGATACTCACCCGGTCTCGCACTCGTCGGACGTTCGGCAAGTTCAATCGGAACCTTCCGTGCATCCAAATCGAGTTGCGTATCAATCTCGCACGCCCGTACTCTGTGTTTCGCTTTGGTTTTATCGTTCGCCCATCTGATTGCCGCCTTCGTCATCTCGTTTCCTTTTCCAGATTTCTCTCGCACTTGG